TTTGCCTAGGCAGTTGGCGACTAAGCCCGAAGACATTCACGAAATAATAAGAAAGATAAATGACTCCCAAAAAAAGAACTAGAACAAAAGAAAAAGGAACTTGGACTGTAGGAATAGACGACAAAGAGGTTCCTGTTACTGGTAAGTTCGTTCTGGTTACAAACGCAGACGGAACTGTTAGAAGAAATCATTTCAAGGCGAAAGGAAATCTTCCTGACGGAACGAAAGTCAAGATCAACGAGAAGGCTAAGTTTAGATAATGGCTAAAGACGCCTGCTACAATAAGGTCATGAAGAGCTATGGGAAGTGGTCCGCCCGTGCAGCTCAAGCTACCGCAAAGTGTAGAAAGGCTAAGGGCGATGTGAGAAAGACGGAGGCTGGGTCGAACCTTAAAAGATGGGAGGCAGAGAAATGGGTAGACACAAAGACTGGAAAGGCTTGCGGTGCTGGAGGATCTAACGAGTACTGTAGACCCAGCAAGAGAGTGTCTTCAAAGACGCCAGTCACCAAGGGAGAGATGAGCCCGTCCATGCTCGCTATAAAGAAGTCAGAGAAGTCTGCGGTAGGCATGGGAAATAAAGTCAAAGCAATTAGACGCAAGTAATGTAACCTTATAGCCTCACAAGGGCAGTGTATGTAAAAAAAAGAGGGGGCCATGCGCCCCCTCAATTATTTCAAAGTAGTACAGCTGACTAATCCAGCATTGAGATATAGGTTTCATCTCACTGGACATGCGCCTGAATCACAATCCGTGATGTCAAGATCTTCGAACTTGATACCATCAACTGATACCAATGGCTTTACCATGGCCGACATCTCTTCGTATCGATCCTTGCTGATCTCTTCGAGAGGGGCCTGATCAAATCCGTGGTCATTGTGCAGCAAGAAAGAAACGGTCTTGACGTTAGCGTAGTTATTCTTGAGCCAAGCCTTTATCTCATCAAGTTCTTCTTTCCTGTAGTATATGGTCACAGACACGGCGTTGTCTGACCACTCTTTCTGCAACCGCTTAATCACCTCAAGCTGATCCACGGCAGTCATGTCGTTAGCGAGCTTGGTTCCTTCAGGGAACTTGCATGGGAAGCTTACAACCTCCGTGCTATGGTCCTCTGTTCCGTCAAAGTTTCGAACGAACTCTACAGGATACCCAGCCTCTTTAGCTGCGTTCACCAGCGGAGTGCCTGAGGCCATCCTGATTCGACGGATGTAGTACTGGCTATAAGCTGGGTGAGCACCTGGAGTAACCCCAGCGAGAAGGCTGAGTGTTCCAGAAGGCTTTACCGTGGTCAGCTTAATGCTATGATTGAAGCCTGAGATCTTCGAGTACTCTTCGTCGTATGCCCTGAGGTAAGTGTAACAGTCGCTAAGCCAAGAGCGCTGCTGTTCTGTAGCCTGCAAGTAACCCGTTACGCCAATCCCCATACGCATGTTCTTGTGTACGATGTGCTCCGTCTCTGGTACCGCGCACTTGATGGCAAGGCTGTGCTTGTTGATGCGGTACAGGTATCTGGCCACCTTCTTCAGCTCAGTGTATGACTCGATGTTGGGCAGGTAGATTTCTGCCAAGCAGCACGTCTCGAAGTTTGCAAGGCTCTGCTCAGCACAGGGGTTGAATCCCTGCACATCTGGATCTGGGTATTCAGTCTCATGGGTGCGTCCCATGCGTCGAGCCGCTACGAGATTGATCAATCCGTATGGCTCTCCGTTGCCCTTGTACCCCTCCCAGAATTCCTCTGGCAGGAGTTCTGTATTGGAGCATACCACGCTGTTATTTGACATGGCTCTCCAGTTAGGAATGTTGCCAAGGTCCCAACGCTTAGCGTTCAAGTATTCCACATCGGTAGCGTCACCGATAGCAATCTGTGCAGAGCGTCTCACGTTACCTGCTACCACGATGCGACCGACGATGTTCATAATGTCAAGGCAGTCCACTGAAGTTAGGCATCCCCCGTTCTTCCCGTTGAGCAGCTTGTTAATCTCGAACATACCCCAAACCAAATCCTCAGGACCGCTTGCTACGCCGCCGAATCCCTTGATGGGCGAGCCCTTAGATCGGATCAGGTGAGTCGCGAACGTAAACCCTTTACCCGTGTAGAAAGATGCCTCAAGAACTCTTTTGAGGAGCTCAACCCACCCCTCCCTACTATCAGGTACAATAAAATCAGCGTCATTTCGATCTACTCTTTCAATGATTACGTCCTTAAACGGAGGGCGCAGCCCGTCTATGTATTCTTTTTGAATGTTGAATCCAACTCCGCTGCCAAGCATGAGCATCTCGAATGCCCACGTAAATGGACGCACCTCTTCGTCAACGACTACGAACGCACAGTTCTGCAACGAAGGCAAGCCAAGCTTGTCTACGGTCTCTGTGCCTAGCTGCCACAAGAAACGTCCAGCCACCGTGCCCTTAAGGTTGAGCATGATGTCTCGTATCTCTTGCTTGTCTACTTCGTTGAAGCCACATCCAAGCTGATCGTTGCAAGCATTGATTACTCGCTCTACGGTTTCAGGCCATTCTTCTGTGCGATTTTCAACGGCTCGTGCATAGGTTCTTTTGAAGACGGGGTAACCTACCTCCCCCCATGGAATGGAAGAACTCATTTTTTAAAAGTGTTTGTTTGGTGTATTGGTGTTTAGCTTTTACAGGGGGGCAAATCTACTTATAATCTGCGTAGTAGTACCACACTCTGTATGAAGGAATTGACATCAAATCAAGGATTGAAACCTTGGTTATAACGTCAAGCCTATCCTTCCTTTGATACTTCTTTTTGTATGCGTCGAAAGGGTGTTTGACGAATACGTCTTCTACATTCTCTTCGCAATATCTGGCAAGATCTTCCCTATTTACAATGCAGAACCCTCCTTCTTCAGGCATGTCAAAGGCAATGATGGTAGCTCCTCCGTACATCCATCCAGTGTTGCCGCTGACATTCTTGAACTCGCACCATATCTCGTGAGGCATGTTGTTTCCTTTTACGTCAACGCCCCATCTACCAGCGCCGTCATAAGCCATCCAGAAATCTACGTGTTCTCTGGTGTCTTCTGCGCTAGTAGATTTTTCTACGGTAAGTCCAAGTGCTTGAGCTGCCGCCTTGAATCTGGCCTCAGCTACCTTACCCGTTGTAGTCGAGTAGGCTCGTCTGTTTTGATTTACCATTGAGATGGTTATGTTGTTCGGCGTACTGAACTGCGGCCTCCCTTATCATATCCATCTCATACCCTGCCTTGGCCCTAAATGAAGAAACCAAATTCGTCACCTGACCTGGGTGCGTCTTTGCTTCTCCGTTGCTATCAAACAGCTCCTCGTAGAGATCTACGGCTGCCATCTGTATCCTTTCTGTAGCGAGTGCGTACACTCTCGCTAGCTCCAACTTTGTTATGTCCGTCATTCTTTATGATTCTTATTGCCTCTTCTATCTGCTCTCTATTCTTAACGATAAAGAGCTTTGGTGTTTCGCCAAGATCCGAAAGATAACGAAGGAAAAGCTTCCATCTCATAGGAAAGTCGTGATGAGATGGAGTAAAACCTTTTGTCTCTATGATCCACGACCTATCCTTTGCTACGAAGTCTGGAGTGTACTTAATCGCAAGAACTGCTTTACCAGTTCTATCTGACAGCTCTTTAGAGGAGGCAGTCATTTTATGATACACGCCCTCATACTTGAACTGATCCACAAGTGTATACTCCACTTCTTCGTAGTCAAAGTCTAGGCCGTGATCACAAAGCAAATCAGCGCACTGCTTTTCGAGTCCGCTTTTGTAACGTCCCAGCTGCTTCTTGCGAGCGCTGGCCCGTGGTGGCGTCCCCCGTTTTGCTCTCTTCACTCGGCAAAGTTACAACACAAAGCCGACAATAGAGAGAGAATTAAGCGTTAATTGAACTGATGGTACACATTGAACTGTAAACCAACAGGATCGAACAGTTCTTTTCCAGTAGAATTCACCCTGAAAGCAGTCATCGGAGTGTTCATTGTGAACGTAACGGGGTTGTCTATTGGCGATGGAGCGCCTCCAGTCTCCGTTTCCCTGACTTTCCTAACGTGAAACTCAGTCGTCTTACGTAGGCTTACGTCTGGTGCTTGAACCTTCCTGTGTATGGTGATGAAGCAGTCTGCTCGGTTCACGAACTTGCCTCCACCTTCAGTGTCCTCTGCGTATGGAGCCACAGGGAGTCCATCATCACCCTTCCTACGCTGAGCTTCTGTTACGGCGTGCATGTTCAGCCACACAGCGATGTCGTTTGCTTTGCTGAACGTCAGGAACTCAGACGCTGCCTCGTAGTGGTAGTCGTGCACCCCGATGTTTGAGTTGCCCATGTCAAGCTTTAGGCTGTTGTACGGGTCTACAAACACCGCATCCACAGCCTGCTGACGCAGCACCTTCTCAAGGAACAGGATAATCTCTGCGTAGCTATACACTTGGTTGTTGTTGATCACGGTGAAGTGCTCTTGAACCCACTTGTAAGCAGCCTTGCGCTGATCATACGACATCTCATTTACGCGCCTGTTGAACCCGAACTGCATCAGAGTCATCTTAAGCGAAGAGGTCCTGTTCTCAGAAGAGTACACAACCCACTTCCATCCATGCCGTACAGTAGCATTCACCATGAGATAAAGCGCCATCGTAGTCTTACCTACGTTGCTGTGTCCGTTGATGATTAGGAACTCTTTCTTGTACCTGAAGTACTCGTCAAGCTTTGCGTCACCCGTATCCAGCCCTACTTGTATCTCTCCATTTGCATAGCTGTCAATCCACCTGAAGTCCTCATCGTCAGACGATATGAACGACATGTCCCCATCACTCAAGAGCATCTCACGCTGAGCGCTCTTCTCATTCGAGACGAGGGTTTTGATTGGGTCTTTCTTCCCAAGCTCTATCCCGTCACGTATGGTGATCATAGCCTGCTCCTCAGAGTCTATGTTACGCTTGCATATCTCCCTGTGAAGAATCCGAATTGCTTCGTCCTCCTCCATACGCCCAGCTGAGACATACCCGCCACACAGTCGTGCAGCACGAAGCAGTGCGGTATGCTTGTTGCCATCCTCTGCGACACGTATCATTTTGGCGGCGAGGTTTAGCTTCATGTAGTCCGTGTAGTGGTCACGAACCACGGCTACCTGAGTGTCTGCTCTCTCACTAGAGAACGCCCCGAACTTTGAAGCAGACTCGTTGACGATTATGTCTGGGTCGTGAGACTCAAAGCACGCCCTAGATTCGTTGATTCCAGAGTCGTCAGGGGTAATCCCGTATTGCTTGTTGAAGTAAACCTTGAGCGCCCTAAAGTGGTCTCTGTGTCGCTCAGGATTTGTAATCCTTACGAGCACCTTGATGCCGTCACCTGATGGCGACATCCATGCAGAGTAAACGTATTGGTCAGTACCAATAGTTGACTTTGTAAGCGTCACCTCTTCTGGTGTTGACCCAACGTGATCGAAGTCAAGCACGATGAATCCGCTGTGGTCAAACAGCCCGTCATCAGTACGATCAGAGAACTGACCGCTGAACAGGACGATAGGCAGTTTCTTCTTTGACTCCTTGTCACCGCTGCGGACAAGCTCTATGGTCTTCTCGCTTGATCCGTCTTGAATCCTGCGAAGCGCCAGGCCCAGAGAGATATACCTAGGGGACTTAGTGTGGTATATGCTCTCGAATATAGTTACTTGCATTTCAGCTCTGCTGCTTTGTTCAAGTACCAGTTAGCCTTCATGACGTCTTTGTCTGCGGTCTCCCCCAGCTTTGACCCTGCTCGCATCTTGTACTTGAAAGCGTTCATCTCACAAAAGATGAGGAAGTTGTCGAGACCCCACACATCAATCATCATCTCCCATGTTTCTTTGGAGAACTCGTTGTAGTGATTGGGATGGTTCACGTATTCGTAGGACTTTTCCATAACAGTTTTGATTCAATTATTTCTTTAATTATTATCTTGACGTCACCCTTGTATGTTTTAGGGTAACATTGCTTGGCTATGATGGCCATGCTGTAGTTGTCTGCTGCAATCAATCCGACATCTTCAGAGTGAGACAGGCAGAACACCTCTCGTGTGTAGATGGTCTTGTCTTTCTTAAACCCCACCTTTAAGGTCTGGTAGTATATGTCTTTCTTCATGAGATCTCTATCCTAAACTTTCGCTTGATCAAAGGGACCATGTCTTGCATAGACAGTGTCATCCCTGAACAATCGGTTGACTTCATCAGCACGCAGTTGTCCCCGTTTTTGTTCGTGATGCATAAGATCACGTAATCATCTTCATTCGCAGGGATATGCACCTCGTAGTCCTTATGATCGGACATCACGCAGAAGAAAGAAGTACTGCCTCCGTTGTTGTTGACCCCACTAAAAGAATGAGGGCTGAAGAAATTTACACTCTTCAACCCCCATTCAATAGCGGCATACAAGCCAAAGAACTTAGAAGGGGAGGTCCTCGTCTGCTGCACTCGGCTTCTTAGAGTAAGAAGACTTTGACTGCTGGTTCTCCTTTGCCTTCTCGCTGTTGGGGTCCCACACGGTGGCAAATGACTTGCCATTCTTGCTTACCCCTACAGTGATGAACACGTTTCCGCCAGTACCGTCAGGTTTTACAGCGGTGGCATACCGCTCCATGAGGTCCTTAAGTTCAGGAACCTTCAGTCGAAGGC